TTAAGGCGGTGAAATAATGGATATGCCAATTATATTCCAACCCTATAACAGGGTTAAGGCTGAAGCTACTTTTCCCCTCATTGAGGCTGACTCTACTGAGTCTGATATTAAAGAGTCTGCTTGGCTGTATTCCCTCGATGTAATGAACCGAGACCCTGATGTACTTGCTGATGCTTTCATTGGCGAGTACCTCGATACCCTCGATGATATGAGGCACTATCACAGTGAGGTTATTCAGGCTCTAGCTGATGAGGATTATGTAACTATGGGTAAGCTAGTGGAAGATGCTGTAGGTGGTCTTGTAAGCCGTACAGTTGATTACATCGATGAGCATATACTAAACTTAGGAGGTGAATGATATGAGTAAGGCATTGTATAATGAGTTGATGGAGGCTATCAAGTTGTCTATGGATACAGTGGAAAGCTTTGAAGATGAGATGTTGTTATACAATCTAACATGTGAATTGTCTCAAGCTTACCCTCTATTACGGGAAACAGGTTGATGAATAGCGGATGGGCTAAGACTCATCATGCTTGCGAGGTGTGTAGTAGTAGTGATGGCGCATCAACCAATCATGATGGGTGGACTACATGCTTTAGCTGTGGTGAGCGTTATAAGTCTGGTGAGAATTATAACAATGTTATAACAGAAGATATAGGAGTGGTAAGTATGGAAGTAGGTAGAGGTAGGCATCAAATGATTCGTAGTATCACTCAGAACACCTGCGAGCGTTATGGTATCAGTGTAGATGGCGATGATATTATATTTGAGTATCGTGATAAGGACTCTCTGGTCTGCGCTCAAAAGGTTAGGATAGGTAGTAAGGAGAACCAACGTAGCTTTGGTGTATGGGGTGAGGGTGTCTTGTTTGGACAGCACTTGTTCCCTAAAGGCGGTAGGTATCTGACTATCACTGAGGGTGAGTTCGATGCGGCTAGTGCATATCAAATGAGCGGTAGTAAGTATGCATCTGTATCGATAAAGAACGGAGCGCAGTCAGCACTCAAGGATTGCAAGTCTCAATATGAATGGATAGATAGCTTTGATAATGTAATCATCTGCTTTGACTCTGATGAGGCAGGTCAGACTGCCGCTAAAGAAGTAGCTTCACTGTTTGCAGGTAAGGCTAGAGTTGTCAAGCACCACCCTGATTTCAAGGATGCTAACGAGTATCTTGAGAGGTGCAGGGCAGATGACTTCAAGTCTGCATGGTGGGCGGCTGAGATACATACGCCTGATGGTATCATTGCAGGTAAGAGTCTGTGGGAAGCTGTCAATCAGCCTGTAGAGAAGGCATCTGTGCAGTATCCGTGGAATGGTCTCAATGATCTGACCTATGGTATACGTAACTATGAATTAGTCACTCTGACAGCAGGTAGTGGTGTTGGTAAGAGTCAGGTGATGCGTGAGGTGCTGTATCATGTGTTGCAGAACACAGAAAGTAACATAGGCTGTATATTCTTGGAAGAATCAGTCACTAAGACTGCTCAGTCACTGATGTCACTGCACTCAGGCAAGCGATTGCATATTCCGACAGTGGAATCGACTGAGGAGGAGAGGCGTGATGCATTTAACGCTACTCTAGGCTCTGATAGGCTGTTCTTTTACGATCACTTTGGTTCTACCAGTGTTGAGAACATTGTAGGTCAGGTTAGGTATCTATCTAAGGCTCATGACTGTAAGTATGTGTTCCTAGATCACCTGTCCATCATTGTATCTGCTCAGGAGAATGGTGATGAGCGTAAAGCTATCGATGAAGTGATGACTAGGCTTCGTATGTTGACTCAAGAGACAGGTATTGCCTTGTTCCTAGTGTCACACCTTAGAAGACCTGCAGGTAAAGGTCATGAAGAGGGCGCGGCAACTAGCTTATCTGACTTACGTGGCTCTGCCAGTATTGCACAGCTGTCTGATATCGTGCTTGGATTCGAGCGTAACGGACAAGCTGAGAATGTTGAGGACAGGAACACCACCTACATCAGAGTGCTTAAGAATCGATTCAGTGGCGAGACAGGACTAGCTACAGCAGTCTCCTATGATCAAGACACTGGTCGAATGTCAGAAGTAATAATAGAGGGAGAGGTGTTATGAGATGCGCGGCATGTAATGTAAAGATGTCTGAGTTTGAGATGCTTATGAAAGCTCCAGACAGCGGAGAGTTTGCAGACCTATGTGGAGTATGCTATGCTATAGCCTATGATTTCGAGGATAAAGCAGAGAGCATAGATGATATTATAGGAGGCATCAAAGATGAGCAAGATAGGTGACGTTATTATAACACTGGAGGACTACGGATATGATTACAATAGACTTGGAAACAAATCTTTCGCACAATACGATATGGTGTGCAGGGGTTCAGAAGCACACAGAAGATACAGCAACTCTGACATTCGACAGCGAGCCGTTGAAGCAGATGTTATCTACTGCCGATGGGTTAGTGGGTCACAATATAATCTTCTTCGATCAGCCAGTCTTAAAGACCTGTTGGCAGGTTGATGTAGATGTACCTGTCTGGGATACACTTGTTATGGCTAGGCTGTTAGACCCTACACCTGTAGGTGGCCATAGTCTCAAGGAATGGGGCAAGCGTATTGGCATAGGTAAGATGGACTTCGATGTTGAAGACTTCGATGGTGGTTACACTGACGAGATGGGCGAGTACTGTAAGCGTGATGTTGAGGTTACTACTAAGCTGTACAAGTATCTCACGACTGCTCTTAAGAAGAAAGGATTCAGTGATCTATCTGTAAAGCTAGAGCATGAGGTGGCAGATATCACAGCACAGCAGGTTGCTAATGGATTCAAGCTAGATGTACCTGTAGCTACACAGTGGCAGACTGAGATGTCAGATAGGATTGATGAGATAGCATCAGAGTTACAGGAAAGGTTTCCACCTATCGTTACCATACGTGTCAGCGAGAAGACAGGTAAGCGACTCAAGGATAGTGTTGAGCAGTTTAACGTAGGATCTCGACAGCAGATTGCTAAGAGGTTGTCTAAGCTAGGTGTCAAGTGGAAGAAGAAGACTCCAAGCGGTGCGCCTATGGTAGATGAGAGTACACTGGCAGAGGTTGACCTGCCTGAGGCTAAGTTATGTGCAGAGTATCTTGGACTGGTTAAGCTTAAGGGTATGGTAGATAGTTGGCTCAAGTATGTAGACCCTGAGACACATCGTATACATGGATATGTCAATAGCTGTGGTGCTGTGACAGGTAGAATGACACATAATAAACCTAACCTCGCGCAAATCCCTAGCTTAAAGATTGCTAGAGAATGCTTCACTGTAGAGGATGGCAATGTTCTAGTCGGTTGTGATGCTAGTGGTCTGGAGTTACGATGCTTGGCTCACTACATGAACGATGACAACTACACTAAGCAGATACTTGAAGGTGATATTCATTCGTTCAATCAGCATGCGGCAGGGTTACCTGAACGCTTCATGGCTAAGACAATGATCTATGGTCTCATCTATGGTGCAGGTGATGCAAAGCTTGGGCAGATTGTAGGCGGTGGTGCTAAAGAGGGTAAGAAGATACGCGACACATTCCTTACTCAGCTACCTGCATTGCGTAACCTTATTGAGAAAGCTAAAGGTATTGCTCAACGTACTAAACGTATCAATGGTATCGATGGGCGTATGATTAAGGTTGACGAGGACTATAAGGTACTCAACAGATTGCTTCAGAGTTGTGGTGCTATCGTCATGAAAGTAGCTGTACGTAACTGCTGTCACAAACTAGATGAGCTTGGTATATTCTACAAGCTAGTCGCTCAGGTACATGATGAGGTTCAGATAGAAGCACGACCAGAAGATGCTGAAGTTGTTGGTCAGATAGCAAGACAAGGAATCATAGATGCAGGTGTCGAGCTTAATATGAGGTGTCCTATGGATGCAGAGTACCGCATAGGTGCTAACTGGAGTGCCACTCATTAAATTAATTTACTTAAAGACTTTACAGGAGGTTCAATACATGCTATAATATTACTATATAGTTAAATAAATAATTAAATATCAATAAATTACATTCAATGTATTAATAGTTATACAACATAATCTTAATAGTTAAACAACAGAGAGTAATAATTATGGAAACTAAACCAGTAGTAGTATCGTGTGAACTTCATTGGCCTTTCTTGAACAAGCCTAACGAGATGTCAGGTAAGTATCAGGTGGACATTGGTAAGCTATCCTCAAAGGCAGTGGATGCTCTGTCTAACATGGGCATTGCAGTTCGTAACAAAGGTGATGATCGTGGTAACTATGTTACTGTTAAGTCAATCAATCCAATCAACCCTGCATTTGCAGACATGGATGATGTAGACTCAGGACTCATAGGTAATGGCACTAAAGCTAACGCGGCT